CTACAACAGTCGGCACATCCGTATTAATAATGTTGCCTTGGTCAATAACAAACCCAGCAGGTAATCCGCTTGATTTTTCTAGAACAAATCCTTGTGGAAGTGCCATTACTTATTCCCCGCTGGTTTCCAATTAATACCACCATCCGTTGAAACAATTCTTTCACCTGTTTTTGGATTAGTAGCATATTGCGGTGCACCAAGAGATACTTTGCCAGCCGATTTAACAGCTTCAGTTTTGGTTTCACCTTGAGTTTTTGTGCTAATGCTATCCCAATCACCTTGAGGGTAATATTTTTTCTGTAAATTAATCATTTCTTCAATATTTCCTAAACGAGAGGCAATAGGAATATTTGGGTTACCTAAATCGCCAGCAAGTTTTTGATATAAAGTTACATCCAAAACACCTTGAGGGCCTTCAAATCGTGGTTGTTTCATTGTCAAAGCACCTGACAACAGATTTAATCGTGAATCAGCTTTAGATGCTGCACCACTAATATTAAAAATTTCTCCTGTGCCAGTAACAATATTTGACAATCTGCCTGAACTTGGTGCTTCTGAACTTAACAATTTTGATGCGGCTTTCATTAAATCAAAACTGTCTTTTGCATTTGTTTCATTTTTTGTTAAAGTTTCTGCAAATTTAGCTGCTGCTTCTTGATTTAATTTTGGCGAAATACTTGGATTGTATTGATATTGAGGTTGTATAGCAGGAGCAAATTTAGATGATTGTGCAGGAGCATTGACCATAGGCATACCACCACCAGTTATACCTTCAAATTGCATCCTAGCGGCATCAGCAGGACTTAATGATTTAGGTATTCTTTGTAATACTACAGTTGGATTGGCAGGGTCACGCAATTCAATAGCTGTACCAGTATCTACACTAATAGGAGCACGATACTTTTCACCACCTGATGCAATAGTTTCCATTTGACCAGTTCTAGGATTAATGCGAGTAAGTACATCGCCTTCTCCAAGTTTTTGTGGTTTAAGCATTTCTACTGCCTGTGATTTAAGCCAAGATGGAGCATACGGATTTGTAGCAATTTGTAAAGCTTTTTGATAGTTAGGGCCTGTCGCTGGCGTTCCAGCATCAACTAATTCATAACCTTTAGGTACAGGTTGAGCAGGCGTACCTTCTAATGCTTGGAAATATTCTTTAACAGATTGCCCTTCTCTTTCACGCAATCTTTCAGCCATTTTTAATTGTTCTTCTTCGGCTTTTTCCAACTCTTTTTTCCCCAAATAAACATTGGCTAATCCAGCTAAACTTTGTGTAAAAGATGGGGCAACATAACGCCCACTTACCATTTGTCCTTGAGGCACTTGCTGACCTTGTTGCATCAACATTTGAGCCATTTGTTGCTGGCGAGCAATTTGTTGCTGTTTTAAAAGTTCTTCGGGTGGTAAATTACCCCCTAAATTGAGCATTTGTTGAGCCATATTTACATTCCTTGAGCGTCTAAATCCCAATTTGCATTGGTTGGGGTTTGACCTTGACCAAATCCACCATAAACATTACCTGAGCCATATTTCATAATGGCTGGAATGGAAGATAAATAAGGGCTTCCTTGATTTTCTTTACGCAACATTTCAGCCATCATCATAGGATTCATACCACCTTGAGCGGTTTGACCTGCTTGCTGTGTCAACCCTTGAGCCTGTTGCATAGCCATATTTTGCATAGCTTGTTGATTAGCTATGTTTTGATAATACGGAGCTAACCCACCTAACTCTTGTGGTTGAGCCATTTGTTGAATGTAAGGGTTGTACATATTCATGGTAATAGTCCGTAATCTACGACTTTATAGCCGTCATCTAGGGTTTTAACTGCGTATGGGAATACTTGCTCTACTTCTTGTGCCATTACACCAACATGAACACCATCACCTGCTAATGGGTGAGATTTAACTTCATCTTTGTATTCAAAGCTATATAAGGTCAAGCCGTTATCCATTACACCGATTGCTTTAATATTTTCTTTAGCACGAATGTCAGACATCAGAGCGGCACTACCTAAACTCATTAATCCTTGATTAAAGTTAGCTTGGGCAGCTTGACGGGCGTTAAAGTCACCCATTTGGGCGTTGTATCCCATCTGTGCTGCACCCAATATATCAGGGCCTGCGGTAGTAGCTTGTTGGGCAGAATTAACAAATTGTGGGCCTTGTACCTGTGCGCCTGTACGCACCGCAGATAGGGTGTTCAAAGGCTCGTTTCTAAGGTAGGCTTGTTCTTGTAAAGCAGATTGACGGGCTTGCTGACCAACACCAAAGCCTTGGGTTGTGGCGGCAGCCAATAAGTCATTCTCACGCTGGGCTTGTTGCATCATGGCTCGGTCATAGGCTTCAGAACCAATATCGATGCCTTTGTTTGCAAGCTGTTGTTGTAACTGTTCACGCCCTTGTTGTAACTGTGGGGCAAGCCGTTGCATATACGCATCTTGATAGCTTTGGCTAGGATTAAACCCTGTAGTCGGTAGTTTGCTTACATCAAACGGGGTGTTGAGCATATTCTCAACATAACCCAACCCTTGACCTGCAAGTCTGCCTAATCCAAGGCTTGTTTGGTTTTGATAATCAAGAAGTTGTTGTTGGGCGGGGCTTAAGGTCTGAGTAGCAGTCCAAGTCGGATTGCCGTATGGGTCAGCACCAGTAACAGCGTAGCTAAGATTGCCATAAGGCGTGACTTGATTAACACGATTAGCCGCAGTTGCAACTCGTGCCGCTTCAATATTGCCTTGTGCTGTCTGTTGTGCTGCCCCCGCATAATCAGGGGGTGCAGGTGCGCTTGGCGCAGGCCCTAATCCTAAAAATCCACCACCACCCATACTATTCTCCCTTGTTTAAAGAGCATCGGATGTTAAGAAACCGACACTCTTCTTTTCTCATAGCCATAATTACCAAATCACCACTCATGTGGGCATCAGGTATTTCAGCTACAACCTTAAAGCCCAAATGTCGGTTTAACTTTAGGGCATCTGTGTTATCAGCACAGATTTGCCCTAGTATAACGCTAACTCCTAGTTTATTAAAGGGGTAATCAAATGCCGCCCATAATAAATCTCTACTCATCCAGTTCGTTTCAGCCAATGCCCCAATGTGCATTTCGCAGGCTTTTGGCATGAAATTACAATATCCAACTACAGCTACTAAATTACCATCTTGCATCTGACCGATACATTGGGTGGTTTCAGGTAGGGGAAAGTTAAGTACTCTAACCAGCCATTCCCCCAAATATCGCTGGTTTTCAGTCGTAACAGTTCTCACAATACCCCGCCAGCCTCCATTACAAAGTCGGTTGATGCCCAATGAAAGTCAATGCCTTGGCTTGCCACATTCATGCTAACTGAGCCTGCATAGCCTATTCCTGTCACGCCTTGCCAAAACTTAGTCACAATTAGATTTCCACCCCAGTTGGTGTCATCCCATGTAGATGTATCCCAAACCCCAATATCTAAGGTTGAAGGATTAAACGATATTTGGCTAGTTAAAGGTACTGTATCAAAATCGGTGCTAACACCGCATAAAACAGTCGGTAAGCCGTTATCTGTCTGTAGGATAGGGCGTACCATGGTAAAGCGTTTTTGTTGCCCTCTGCGGTCAAAATAAGAGTAGGCTTGCTGTACAAACCCACTAATATTGTCGGTATCGTCAGAAAATGAGTCATAAAAACGGGCTACATAGCCGTTTCCACCAAAATACATATCTTCACCGCTCATTTCCCAACAATTTGCGTCAATATTGGTAAATCTTGCCCATGACTTAGTAATGTTGTGCATGACATATTGTTCAGAACCCGTAGTTACAGGAATATTGACCAATAACATATTGTATTTGGCTAAATAACTCATTTGCCAGCCGTAGTTTGCAGAATAAAGGTCTGCCGCTTGACTAATAGCAAAGAAAATCTTGTCTGTAATGTTAACTCGTGGGTCTAATCGGGTGGACTGTAAGCCTGCGGATAGGGGTACTAAGCCATCTTGGGTTAAAAGTAGGATGTCACCACCATATTTAAACACGCATTTACGGGCAAAAGTCTGTCCAATGTTCCAAATACCAACCAAAGCCCAATCATTAGGGTCAGATGGGTCAGAACCCTTGTATACAGCCACTTCTCCGTTACTTGTAACGAATACGGCTAGGTCATCGACCCCGTAGCCAGCGTCAATAGTCCATGTTCCCATCGCTTGTAGGTAGCCACCTCGCTTAAAGATGCCACCAAGAGGAAATGAAGTTACCGCCCCGTTTATTGAATCTACAGGCAAATACCAAAAGTTAAGGGAGTTTTCTTCTACAAAGTACAAACGCTCTTTAAACAGGTTTACATATGCAAATGTATTAGAATTTTTACCTGTTATGTAGTAATTAATCGTGTAAGTGCCTACAACTGTTGCATTACCGCTAGGGGCAACCGCCATCGTATAGGTGAGGGTCGATGCACCCGTAACAGTAATGCGGTAAGTGCCGTTAAATTCTGCGGGGGTAGCACCTGCGACTGTTATGGTGTTACCTGTAACAAGATTATGAGGACTAGCAGTCGTTAAGGTAGCGGTTAAATTACCCGTTCCACCCCTAGTAATCGTAGAAATAGTCTGTGCGGTACTTGTCGTAGCACTTCTTGACCAGCGTGTACCATCATAAACAATCATGGGGTCAACATTGTTTACGGCTGGCATAAAAGAACCACCAGCCGTTGTAATCATGGCGTGAATCCATTTACCATCGGTATTGCCTGTAAGACTAGCTGTAGCCGTAGAAGTGCTTGTATCCCAAATAGTTGTTGCGGTAGAGGCAAACAACTTTGTCGTACTTGGACTTGAATAACTCATCAAGGACAAAACCTCACCAGTTATGCCCGTAGAAATCTTGGTATACCCTTTTCTGAGGGTTACATCGGTAGGCGTAGGAAAGAAATTGACCATCTGAACCGCATCTAATTGGTTCATTTCTGCCAAAGAATCCCTTGCGTTCCACCCCCCAATCGGGGATGGCAAGGAAGCGGTCATTGCCCGTCTTTGTTGAGCTACCGCCATTATGTGCCGTATCCTGTATCGGGAATGTTAGCGTAACCAATAAGCACCTTGGTTGGGTAGGGTGCAAAGCTAAGGTTAGCAGAACCTTTATCGTTGGCTTTGGCTACATTCAAATAGCGGAAATAGTCTTGTTGCAATGCAGTAGTGTCAAAGCCTTTAATTTGGAAATACTTAAGTTTTGTGCTTAGAACCATAACTGTATCGTCAAAAATGGTTGTATCGGTGTCAACCGTAAAGCTGTTTTTAACTGCACCAGCAGCACTTCTAGCCCAACCTTTTGAGCGGTATTCAAAGCCTAAATACTCTTGTGTGTTATATGGTGGCCAAATTTGAAACTTATCGCCTAGAATACGCCACCTAATGCGTGGGCCTGTTGAAATATAACCCGACTTTAGCCATTGCCATTGTTGGGCATCTTCAGGGCCAAGCATCTGCCAATGTTTCGTCTTATCCCAATGAGTATTGTCTGTAATAGTTTCAAAGTCATTGGGTAAAGGGTACTTAGTTTGCGAAAAGGTAAAAGTTACGCTTGTATATGTACCACTAGCCAACTGGCTCATTACAATAGTAGATAAGCCTGTGCCAGAGTTGTAAGTTACGCTTGACACATAGGTATCTTGGTTAATGCCTGTGCCTGTAATGGTGTAATTGCTATTTAGGGCTGTAGCGTCACCTGTAACAATAATGTTATAACTAGCGTTGCTAACTGTATTGCCTGTAAAGGTTTGTGCATCGGTATAAAACCGATACTCCAACTGTAGAGCTTGCCAATCATATTCCTTTACCAAGTCATAGCCAGTACGATTCATAAGGGCTAGAACCTGTTGTACATCTTGATTAGTATTACCCGCCACATAGGTAGGAATAGCAAGGTTTAGCTCGCTAGTGGTCTGTTGAACAAGTTGGAGCATCGTTGATGACATATTAGACTTTCTCTACGACCTT